GGCCCCCGCCGCGGACTGCATCTCCCAGCAGGGAGTGAGCAGCCGCGGCGGGGGCCTTCGGAGTGTGATGAGCCGGGGGTGTGATTACCAGTCGCCCAGGCGGGCGATCCTGAGCACCCGAGCGCCGGGCTCAGCCAGCTCCAGCGCGGTGGCAAGGACCATTTTCGTGGGGACAGGAAATTGGTCAGCCACGGTCGGCCTCCTGCTCAAGCCGCAGCGCTCCAGATGCCATGCCGGGCGACGGGTGCAGCTCCCGCAACCATTTGGCCACCTCACGGATCGCGGCGCGGGCTGCACCGTGGGGCAGCTCTCGAGCATCCATGGCAGCTTGGGACTGCGGACCCATCGCATTTGCCACCCTCTCCACCAGCGACCCGCCATCTGTCAAGGATTCCTTTTCGGTTGGCCTCGCCCCGGCGCTGGCGGCGCGGAGTTCGGGCTGCAGCTGAGGCAAGGAAACCAAGGCAAGGCGCCGGTTGTATTCAGATTGACACCCAGACTTAGCCTCTTCAACGCTGTTCCAACACTCGAACCAGTCGCCAAATGGTGTCTCGTCGGCCGTAACGGCGGGATGCTCTTTCCAGCCTTTCCACGAAATAAGGAACCTGCCGAAAGGGGTTTCAGCGATGCAGTGATTGTAACGGCATTCTTCACAAGGCTGCCGTTCCTCTGACCAGCTGAGTATTGCAAAGCCTTGAGCCTCAGCACTGGCGGCGCGGAGTTCAGTCATGGGAGCCTCCAGCGCCTCCACCCGCCGAACGATGGCATCAACGCAGAACCGGCCGTTCTCGGCCTGTTCCAGTTGATCGGCCTCTAGCGCCTCGACGCGGGCGCGGAGTTCGAGGAGGCAGTCGGCAGTTGCCCAAGGGATCTGTTGTTTCATTCCGGCGGAAATCTGCACGTGCTCCCACTGCTCAGGCGTGGCGCGGTGTGGGTCGGTCATGGCTGGGTTTCCGTAAGGTCAACAGTCGGAATGTCGCGCCATTCATGGCCAGCGTCTGAGCCCTGCCACCACAGGTAGCAGCCCTGTAGCTTCAACTCAATGGCGCCGTCGTCGGTTCTGTATCGCGCCAGCCGGTAAGCGTCGGGCGCCCCCTTCTCAACACGGGCGGCGGCGATTTGGTGCAGCCCCTGCCCGGTTGGAAACGTGAGCACGTCGGCTTCGTTCTCGGAGCTCATGCTCCCACCCCCACCAACCGGCGAGCGGTGGTCTGTGAGCAGCCGAGTCGCTCAGCGATGGCGCGGTACGTGAGGCCATCCCGCCGCCACCGCCGCGCACGCTGCTGACGGGACTCTGTGGCCCACAGCAGGAACAGGACAGGAAACAGCAGCAGGGCCAGGATGGTGCAGATGGTGGTCATGGCAATGGTGGCGAGTGGATGGCCAGCGCCGCGCACGGGCTGCTGGTGATGGAATCATACCGGGTGGGTTCCGGTTTTGCACCCCAATCCCTCCAACCAGTCCGCAACCGAACTGGACCCGCCGTGCCGCTCCCTGAGGATCTGCCCCAGCTCAGCAGCGACGCTGCGGGCGACGGCGGTGCAGGTCTGGCACGGCTCAAGGCACCGGCCCGGCATGGGGCAGGCGGCCAGGGATAACCGGGTGGATGGTGTTGGTGGGCGCCGCCGCTGATCACTGGTGGCGGGCGCGGTGGCGATGCGGGCCATGGCCTGCTGGGTGGGGGTGGTGAGTTGGATCATGGCTGTGCCCCGTCGAACTTCTGGAACTGCTCCTGATCCGGTCCACGGAACCGATCATCTGCGCCCCATCCGTTCCGCTGGTACTCCATCAGGAACAGCAGGCAGCAGCCGGCGTGCGCCAGATGGCTCATGCCGGTTTCAAGGTCGCGATCCTCGCCGCGCCACCAGGCGAAAACGTGCCGCAGCAGGGCCGCAAAGTACCGGCCCCAGCGGGCGCCACGGCACCAGTTGTGAGCGTCGTATTTCGCAGCGCCATAGGTGAGCACTTCGGCGATCTGCTCCAGTGCTGCAGACGGCAGCAGCTCTAAGCGGGGCTTGGTGGCGGATTCGGCCGATTTGCGGGCCTCTCCAGTGGGTTCGTCGTAGGTAGTGATCATCGGGGGGTGGGGTTGTGGATGCGGTCGTTCACGATCCGCCGCAGCAGATCGTTCATCCCCTCGCCAGGCCGGAGCTGGCGGCGAAGGGCCTGCACCTCAGGGAGGGTGAGGCAGATGGTTAGGCGGCGGGTTTCGGTCATGGGGCCACCCCCTGCCGCCTGCGCTGCTTCGGCCGGCGGTGTTGTTCCGGCAGCACCTGGCCCTTGATTCGGGCATAGCGGGCATTGAGCGCCGCCCAAACTTCCTGATCCTTGAACTCGAAATGCACGGTGCCTTTCTTGTAGGGGCGGAATAGGAAGAAGCCCCAGTCGTGCCAGTCGCCCGGCCAGTACTGGTTCTCGCTGAATCGCTCCGGCAGGCGCACCTCCTCAATGGCCCGACCGGTGATGAAACACAGCGCCTTGATCAGGTCCTGGATCTCATCCCATTGGCCGCCGTGGCTCCTGATCCGCACCTTGCCCGGGTTGCTGTACGCCAGTTCGGCCATGTACGGCCGGATGAATCGCTTGTTCAGCATGTAGCCCGAGTTCGTCACCCAACCTTCCACGCCGTAGCGGTTCTCCACCGTGTGGCGAGTGATCGAATCGACGGCTTCTTCCACCGCCCGGTCCACCCGCTGCTCCTGGGTGCCGGCGACGATCTGCAGCATCCGGTAGATGTTCCGCTCCGTGAATGGGATCTTCGACTGCTCCTCCACAAACCGGTTGATGTCCTTCGCCAGCTGGCTGGTGGCCATCTGCTGCGGCAGGAACTCATCGAACACGTGCTTCCAGGCCTGCTTCTGCAGATCCTTGCGGAACCGGTTGCGGGTCACCGGCGCACCTTCGACGGTCACCTGTAAGCCCAGCTCCTGGCCGAAGAATCCACCCAGCACGCCCCGCAGCCTGGTGCCTGCGGCCACCTGCTCATCGAAGATCCGGCACGCCTCGACGTAGCGATTCACGATGTCCCGGCTGCGGCGGTAGGGGATCAGCCCCTCGCCCTGGGCCTCGATGTCGTCCGGGCCCAGGTAGAACCCGTCGAACTCATCAGCCCCGCTTACACGTTGGCCAGGTCGTGTCAAACGAACCATGCCGACGCTGACACGTGTTGGCCGCTCAGCGGTGCTGAAGCACTCGCCCAGGTTTTCCTTGCTGCCGTAGGCCTCGATCAGCTTGGCCAGTTGTTTCTTCAGGCCGCTTCCGGTGCGCTGCGTGAGGCGATGCACGTACTCATCGCAGACCGTGTTCCAGTTGGCCAGCGCGATGATCTCGCAGCCTGGCGGGGCGATCTCCCAGGCGTGCAGGATGTGCCGCTCATCGGCCGAAAAGGGCGGGTTCATCACGATCAGATCGGCGTGGCTGACCTGCTCGGCAGTGATCAGCAGGAAGTCTTCGCAGCCGAGCAGCGGCGTGGCCCCGGTGATGCCTGCGAGCATCTGCCGCAGCTTCTCCTCTCGCTCGCACCAGACCACCTCTTCGGCGCCGCGTTCTAGGCAGGCCTGCACCAGGTTGCCCGAGCCGGCGGAAGGCTCCACCACCACCCGGCCGCGCAGGTCGAGTGGGTCGAGCATGGTGGCCGCCACCTCGGGCGGGGTGGGGTAGAAATCAGCGTTGAACATCAGGCCCGCCCCTCAAAGTTCATGTGGGCGACCACCTTGTCGATCAGCCACTGCGGCACAGCCGGCGGCTTCGGCAGCCAGCGACTGGCCGTCCACGTTTGCGCGTGAGGATCCCACTCCGCGATCCGATCGAGCAGTTTGCGCTGGCCGTTGCTGCGGTGAAAGCGCACCAGATTGGGGTTGCGACGGTCAGTCGGGTCTTGGATGATGAGCCACCCAGCGCCCGGCGTGTTCGCGTTGCTGCGCGAGTCGTAGATAACGCCCGGCGTCATCATTCCCCCTCCCCCACCAACCGCTCACACAGCGCCCACCACAGCGACGTGGCCAGGGTGGCGGTGCCGACAATGACCAACACGGCGATGATCTCGACCATGCCGGCGAGGACAGCAAGGGTCATGGCTCAGAAGGCGGAGGGTTTGCGCCGGGGCGGGATGGACGGGGCTGGTAGCCGATGGTCGTGCCATCAGGGCCGATGATTCGAACGGGCGGAAACTGAGGCTTGGGGATAATGTCGGGCTTGGGCGTGGTAGGCCCGCCGTTGCCGTTGCCGCGTTGGGTGGGGCCTTCTGTGAAGGGTGTACGCATGGCTTCCCATTGAGCCAGCGTGATCTCACCGCCTCCACAGCGACGGGTGATGTACTCATGCAGGTAGTGGTCACGGCGCAGGGCGCCAAAGACCCAAGCCAGGTTGGCGCCAACGACAAGGCCAAGTAAGAAACTGCCCATCACGCCTCCACCTCCAACCGAAGCTGAGCAGGATCAGCAGGCCCAACCCTCCAGAACAGGTAGCCAGGGTCGCCGATCGTGCCGGCCTCGTACTCGACCAGATCAGCGGCCTTGAGCTCGCGGAGCAGTTTGGACAGGTGGTTTTGCCGGAGCACATTGAACCGCTGCATCAGCTCAGCAGTGGGCACCCGGCGGGTGGGCTGGGGATTCAGCTGAGCCAGCAGTAGGCAGGTGATGATCGCCCGGCTGGGCAGCTGGTGGTGCCGGGATAGGAGATGGTGCACGAGTGAAGTGAGGTTCTGCATGGATCAGAAGGGCATCGCGTTGGAGCTGGTCCAGTCGGGCTGGGCCTTGGCGGGGGTGGCTGCGGGGGCCTGCTGCTGGGCCGGCGCACCATCGCGCTTCGCCTTCATCAGCAGTTCCCACTTCTCCACCTGCACAGACCAGGCGCTGCGTTCCTCGCCGGTGGTGCGATCTCTCCAGCTCTCGGACTTCACCTGGCCTGAAACTTCCACCAGGTCGCCCTTGGCGCATGCATCAGCAAACGCCTGGGCCTTGTCATTCCACAGCACCAATTTGAAACTGTCGGGCTGTTTGCCATCGTCACGCTTCGATCCAGGCTGATTGATCAGGAGGCGTGCATTGCAGACCAGGAGGCCTGAATCGAAAAACTTCATCTCCGGTTCAAATCCCAGCCGGCCGACGAAACGGTGCTGAGAGGCGCGGAGCAGTTGAATCAGGAGTTCGTTCATAACAGGGGGGGGTTAGGTTCCGGTTGTGCAGCTCGCCAGGTCATGCAGACCAGGT